TTTTTTTTTCATAAAACTGAAACTATTTTTAAAAAGTGAATATAATTACTGATAGTAACTTTTGGAGTAGATAGACAAAATGTAAAATTTATTTATGATCTATTAAAACTTCAATTTCTTGAGAAAAGAAAGAAGAATCTCTTTCTGAGTAGATTCCAGCCAATGAAATTAAATATTTTGAATTATTTTCTAAATTTCTTAAGATAAGCTTATTCTCTTTTATATTATCTATATATTTCCAATTTACATTTGTTGATTCATTCATTTTTCTATATTTCAATTTATAAAATTTAACAGTATCAATTTTATCCCAATTAATTAAAATTTTTTTCTTTCCTATGTTTTCTTCATCATTACTAAATCCTGTTACATAAATATTTTCAGGTATTTTTAAGTTAAACATATCTGATGTTTTATAAAAATTACTCCAATCTATATATAAATTATAGGATAATCTTTTATCTTCTTTAATTGTTTTTAATTCTTTATCTTCTTTATATTTTTTTATTATTACAACTGGAATTTGATTTTTTAAAAACTCCAGTTTATTAATATTTAAATTATAAGTATCAGTATTTAATGATATGAAATAATTTCCTATTTTATTAGGTATTTCAATACTTTTACTTTCGTCTATATTTATTTTATTACCTTCTTTATATATTTTATAAAAATTATTATTAGGTTCTAAGGTAAATGTATTATTATTAAGTAAAATTTTTGTTTCTAAAATATTATCAAAATGATTATTAAATATTATATCTTTATATACTAAAATATAAAAATTTGTAAAATAATCTTTATACCAATTTTTTAAGATTTTAAAAATAATATTATAATTTGTTTTAAATTCAGGTAAAGAAGATTCATTATAAATTACTCCAGTATAACCGGTTTTTGTTTTATTACCAAAACCATAAAAATCTTTAGAAATATAATCTCCTTTAATTTTTATATGATATTTTTGGTTTGATATTTTTTCTAAAGAATATATTATAGTTTTAAATATATTACTATTTTCAATAATTGGTTCTGTTTGTTTTATTTTAGAATAATTAGCATCTTCAATAACAGGATATGTTTTTTGTTTTTTAAATAATTGATTCATCTTATTCTATTATTATTAATCCATTCTTAGTTATAGAATTTTTATTACTATTTATATCTTCAATTTGTAAAGAAATATCAAATATACCTTTATATGTAAAAGTCCATATTAAATCCCTTTTTATTGTTTTGCATATAATTTCACCTGAATTTCTATCTTTTATTTCCCATAAATAATTCTTTTTAGCAGCAATTTTACAATTTGTTGATAATAAGAAAATTGTAGTCATTGGTTTAAATATACTTGGGTGTTTAGAAACAAAAATATCATTCCAATTAAAGGGTGAAGAAATAGCGTGATCATATAAATTTCTCATACCTTCATCAAATCTCCAATCTACAGAATATAATAAATTTGGATACATTCCATAAATAGGATCATTTAAATCTTCAGGTTGTGGTGTAAGATAAAATATCTTTTTTGGTTTATATGTAGTTTTTACTTCTACACCATTTAAAGTTTTATAAATATTTGCAGGATACCAACCTTTATTTTTTAAATTATCATATCCATATTCATAATAAGTTCTTGCAAGAGGTTTCCAATTTGCATATAAATTATCATATCCAAACAAATGAGGTTCATTCCATTTATTATAATAACCCATAGGATATGTATGACTTGATGTTGGATCATCATAAACACCTTCAACACCATTATCAAATAATATATAACCTAAACTATCTATATTTTGATTTTTTGCTGTTGCTGAAATTATATAAGATTGTGGTGATGTATTTAAATTTTTTAATCTAAAATTAAATCTTGATAAACCTTCATTGTCTGTATTTTGTAATTCTTCTAATGCTTTTTCCCATATTTCAATTTCAGTTTCTAAATCTTCAAATTTTGAAAATATAAATTCAGGAAATTCATTAAATTGAATTGTTCCATTTTGTTGGACTTTTGATATTTCAAAACCACAAGATGCACCTGGAGAATATTCAAATTGATTCCATTGTAAATGATACAAATCATCCCATTTTATTCCCCACATATTTTCCCAATTATGAATGTCTATTCCAATTCTTTTTTGTGCATAATCTTCATCAAAATCAGTCCATGAAAATTCAAAATCTGTACTTATTTTGAATAATGAAGATTCTTCATCAATTAGGGTAATTAATGTATTTCCATTTTCAAAACCTATATTATGTACATAAAAAGAAAATGAACCTGTTCTGTCTTGATAATCAAAATACCATTCACCATTTAATATTTTTGAACTATCTGGTGTTGTTGAAGTAATAAAATTTTCACAATATGGATAATCATTAAAATTTAAAGTTATTTCATTTAAATCTAAATCATCAATAAAATAATGCGGTATTTTTACAACAAAATCCCAGTAATCATATTTTATTGTTGCATTTGTATTAATCGAAAAATCACCATCCAATTCCTTTGTTTCTATTATATTAGTATTAGGATTCCAATGTTCAACTAATAATCTTTGTTTATAATCATTTCCTTCATATTCAGATGTCATATTTAAAACCGTAAATCCAGGTAAAATTTCATCTTCTTCGGGAGTGTAATTTAATTCTATTTTATTTGTATCTTTAATTTCAAAATCAGTATCTTTATTAATATTTCTTATTTTGTATATTTTTCCAAAGCTATTTATTTTTTTTCTTATATCTTTTTCTAATATTATTCCATTAACTTCATCTTCTTCATTTTTTAAAATATCACTTATTTCAATTTCTTGGTTTTTTTCATTTAAATTTTCTTTTTCAAATTTAATCCATGTTTTTTCTTTTAATCCCTTTTTTCTAGTCAATTCATTATATCTTATATCACCTTCCACTAAAATTGTTCTACCAATTTCTCTTAAACATCTCCAATTTAAATTAATATTATTTGGTATATTATCAAGTTCTAATAAAGTTTTATTATCATTAATATATTCAACTTTAATAACACCACTTTTATAAATTTCATTATTTCTTTTAAAATAAATATAATCTTGTGGAATATTATTACTTTTTGCATCTCTTATTTTAGGACTTTTTAATTGTCCCATAAGAATTATATTATTATCTTGAAAATTAATATAATCTAAAGAACCTGCGTATTTATCTTTTTCTGTTATTCTTAATACATTTCCTGTTTGATGTTTAGGAAATTGTTTTTCTGATGATTCAATTTTATATTTTTCTAATTCTAAATCATCCCATGTTAATTCTAAATCATCCCATGATGTATTATTCATTATACCACAATTTCTCCATTCTCCACCTACATTATTCCAATTTAATTTATGCTTTTCTAAATCATCCCAAGTTTCTTTATGGTGTAAAAATCTTGACATCATTATAAATTCAACTTCAGGAATTCCTATATCAATATTTTTATTTATTTTTATACAATTATTTGTCATATCAAATAATAACATCTCTACATTATATTTACCGATATAGGGTAATCTTGCAGTAATATTTTTTCCATCTATTAATTTTTTTCTTATGCTTGTAGAATATTTCTGAGGACGTTCATATGTAAAACGCCATTCTATTTCATGAAATTCCGCAAATCCTACCGTATCCCATGAGTTGATTTCATGTTCTTTATCATCAATATCATTATCTATTATTTTTTCAAATTTTATAATTTTACCATAACTCAAACCTTCTGAATTTTCAGCATATGCCCTAATATACAAATCTTGATTTGAGAGTGAAATTTCTTCCCAATAATATTTTCCAATACCATCACCAACTTTTCTTTTATGACTAAAATTATCTTCATCTAATGTTTCTCCACCTATTAAAAAACCTCTTTCTGTAATATCAAATCCCCCATCAAAAGTAGTTTCACCGTACATTATAATATTTACTTTATTATCAGAATCTAATTCATAATCAATTTTATCTGTTAATACAGCAGGTAAATTTATAGAACCTCCGTCATTTATTTCCCAATTCTTTTTTGTTATTAATTTATCTCTTGAATCATTAGGTAAACCTGGTGAATAATTACTATTACCAACATCAAAAGTTACATTCTTTTGAACCTCAAGCTTTGACCATTTAATCAAAATATTATTATAAATACCGGTTAATAATTTTACATCAGTAAACATATTATTCATGTAATTAACATTTTTAATATTCCAATCGCTTATGTCTTGATTAAATTTTAATGATTTTTCAAACATACTTGTCATATCCGTAACATTACTCACATCCCAGTTATCAATATTCTGATTGAACATTTCAGATTTTTTAAACATATAACTCATATCAATAACATTAGTAGTTATCCAATTTCCAATATTTTGATTAAATTTAATTGATTCTTCAAATATTCCTTTTAAATTTTGTATATTTGAAATATCCCAATAAATTATTTTTTTATTATTAAATTTTGTTGTTTTTTTAAATAAATACGAAATATCAGTTACAGTATCAGGTAATTTATTTGGAATTTCAGTAAGATTTGTTGCTGTATGAAATGCTCCAGATAAACTTTTTAATTTTAAATTTCCAAAACTATGTACCTTTAATAATTTTTTATTACTTTCATAAGATACATCACCATTTCCAAATTGATCTAATGTTCCATATATTTTAATATTATATATGTTATGATATTTATAAATATGTTCTATATCACCTTCATTTGTAAAATATTCAATATCTCCATCACCCCAATTTACTGTTACATTTACATATCCATAAAACGGTAAAATAATTTTTTTTTCTTCTTCATTTTCAGTATCTATAGAAGTATCAAATTCAAGTTCTAAAATATCTGTTTCAGTTTCTTTATCAGGAATTAATTCATCCCATGTTATTCCCATTTCGGACCATGTTATATCAAATTTATCAGCATTTAAATCTACTAAACAACCAATTGGTCCTTTTTGATTTTTTGCAATATTATCAGTTTCCATAAAATTAAAAACATTATATCCATAATATTTTCTTATAGAAACTTCTTTATTAATATTTTCTATTTGATTTTTATAATTATGTAAATCTTCAATTATAAAAGATGAGTCAATATCAAAATCTGGAATATATTCTTTATTTATATATGTTGTTTGTACACCATCTTCCCATATATTTGTTGCATATCTTTCAAAATATATACCTTCACCAACAATATCAATAATTTTAGCATTCAATGGTAGAAATTTTTCTTTAAGATATTCTCTTAATGAAAATAATTTTATTAATGTTTCTTCATGTGTAAACATAAAAGCATCTTCAACAATAGGAATTCCAAAATTATCTACCTGACCAGATTCTTTATTTATATCATAATGTAAACTAAATAATGATGTTTTCTTCCAGCTACCTGTTGGTAAAAATTCTTCATCTTCCCAATTTCTTCCCTTTCCTTTTAAATCTAATGGGATGTTTACTTGTTTATATCTTTTTTGTTCAAAATCTAATTTTCTTTTGTTTTTCTTATTAGGTAAGTATTTATATTTATTTAAAAATTTTGTTAAATTATTAATACTTATAGGTTTTTCAAGTTTTATTCTTTCAATTTCACTTTCATTTCTTATTAAATTTTTTAACATCTGATGATCTGAGATTGGTTTTCTTTTTTGTGAAATTTCAGGAATTCTTGAAATAATTTTTTGATCTTTTTTTGTTTTTTTAATATGTTCTTCTCTATTTGTTAATTCTGTATTTAACCAATATTCTTTCAATCTTAAATCACCATAATCAAAATATTTTAATATATTTACTAAACCTTTATATGAACCTATATAAGGAAATATATTATGATACTCCAACAACATTTCTTTTCTTTTTTCATTTAACAGGTTATAATCAGGTAATGTTTCATTTACATCGCTATCTCTAAAAATTTTTACTTTTTCAGATGATATTGAGAAACCAAAATTATCAAGCATATTTTTTAGACGCTCATCCTCTCCAGTTATTTCTGCTCTTAATTCAATTTCAGTAAAAATATATATTTTATCTTTATATTCTATTCCTATTCTTAATTTTCTTTCAAAAATACCTTCTTCTCCTGATTTTACACCAAGATTTAATTGAGATACTGAATTTAATTTTTTTGAAAGTTTTCTTGTTAAAGATTTATCTAAAATATCATCAAGTCCATTTTTTAGTTCTAATTTTTTATCATTGGTTTTGATTATCGTGGGAAATTCTGCAGATTTGTCTTCAATTTCATATAAAAATATTTCTTCATCCTTACCATAAACATCAATATATAAATATTCAGAATATGAATCATCAGATAATTTATAATTTCTTGGATGAATATAAAGATCTTTTTTATCAGGATTTTTGGCATATTCTGTAATATAAATATGCTCAGATTCAATCAACCCAGTAGAAATATGATTAAAGAATAAATTACCTTTATATATAACATAAGGAAAAGAAAAGCCTGATTTTTTAATAGGTATAATAATATTTGTTATTACACCAGATGAATTTATTTTTATAAATTCATCTCCATATATTTCATATTTCTCATTTGTATAATTATCTTCAATAATTATTTTTGTATCTGATGAATAATTTTTACCTCCTGAATTTATGATAAAATTCTCAAGTTGACCATCTGGATTTGTGGTAACTTTAATATCGGCACTACTTCCATTTGAATCAACAACATCAACACTTACTTTATATATTTTTTCTAAATTAAGATTATTACCATCTTTATCAAAAAAATCTAAATTATGAAATAAAATCATATTATTTTAATTTATATTAGTTGAATCTTTTTCTATTGCATAGTTTCTTGATTTTTTAATTGATTTTGTATATTCAATTAAAAAAACTATAAATTTTTCAAATTCATTCAAAAAATCTTCCTTTCTTTTATCTAAATAAAAAAGACCTGAAACATTTCTTCTAAAAATTTCTCCTTTGTAATTATAACCCAAATTTTTGTAATTATCTAAAACATGTTGTGATACTTTTAAATAACTTTCTCTTTTGATATAATTTTTATTCTTTTTCATCTTTCTTTAATTTTTTAAGATGTTCATTATGAACTATAGCATTATATGATAATGGTGTTACTTTAGTAAAATCAATATTTATAGAAGACGGTTTTTCTGGATCTACACCATCATATATAAAAACACCATTTCTATCTTTCCATCCACCTCTTATTATTATCAATTCATCCTTTTTCATTTTTATATCACCAAAATTATTTAAACCAACAACATCGGCATTAGGATCATCTTCCTTATTTCTTTCATTTTCCTCACATGTAAACCAAACATTAACACTATCTATTCCTTCAATATTTTCAATTATTGCAATTAAATCCGATCTTGGAATTTTATCTCTTCTTCTACTTTTTAAAAAATAATTAGAAAGCTTTTCCTCAATTGTATATCTTATAATATCTTTACTAAAATCTTCAAAAATAATCAACGAAATATTAACAATATATCTTTTAATAACAGGTTGAATTATCTTAGCAACTGTAGAAATAATTTTACTCCCACTTTCTTCAATTAAAGAATATACATTTAATTTTTCATTTCTGCTTAAATAAAAATTTTCCTGTGGTACTGTAAAATAATTTTCATTTGATTTTATTCGTTTATTAATATCAGGAACTAAAAATAAATAAATAACATTATCTTCAGAATAATCATCTTCTTCCTCAGGTGACGTATATGCATCTATATATGAAAAATAATTCATTTTTTCAATAAAATAAATATAATTTGTTGGATTTGCTAAAACAAAATTTCTTGATACATTTGGTGTTAATAGTTTTGTTAAAAATAAAGGTTCATTATTTGTTCCAAATGAAATATTCGTTTCTGTTTCAATATTAAAAATTTCTGTTATATTTATTTCATTTCCTAAAATATCGTATCCTTCATCAATAAATTTCCACGATACATTTTCAGTTTCTCTAATATTTCCATCATCACCAGCAGTTACAACATATTCAACTTTGATCTCAGATCCAGGTGGTGGTATAGTACCTTTATAACCGTTCCCAAAGAATATGTCAACACCATCTGTTAACCCTGTTTTTATTAAACAACCTTCGGTTTGATATGGAATATCTAATAATGAATCATACACTCTCCATTCTTTGCTATTGACAAATACATGAATATTATGATGATCAATATTCTTTCCTCTTTTAGGAAAAAATGAAAAAGATTGAAGTTTTAATCCAGTACCAGTTGCAATTTGGCTTTCTATTTCTCCTTGAATTATTTTAACAATTAAATAATTTTTTGGTGTTAATTTTATCCTTACTTCTTCTGATGGGACAATAATCAAATATGGTAATGTATTTTCTTTACATTCTATTTTTGTATAATTTGGTATAATAACTGAATCACCATACATATCAACATTTTCACCATTATATGTAATTTTAACATTACCTTGTGCACTAATTGCTCTTGTTGGATTGTGCCCAGTCAATCTTGCCAATCCAAATATCGAATTATTTCTTGTTGCCGTTTTAATGTTTAATTCTGTAATTGAATCTTCAATATAATAAATTATTAATTTTCCTAAATTGATAATTACTTCTAATAATTGACCAAAAGCTGATCCTGTACTAAATATTTGTCCAGCCTGTTCATATTTTTCTTGGAGATAGTCTTGTGCATCTTTATACATCTCCTCAAATAAAAGTCTTGATTTTCTAAAAATATTCATATTTTATTAATTTATTATTAATCCCATTGCATTTGTACCATCTATTATAATATCAATATAACATATATCTTTTATTTTTCCTTTTTTAAATTTTACACTTACGGAAATATCCATAACCAATGCTTCGGGTATATATTTTCTAATTTGTTTTTCTACTTCTTCTTTTATTTTTTTATTACTTGCGTTAAAAGAAAAAATATATTCTTCAAGGTTAATTCCAAAGCTTGGATCTCCAAGAACTTCTCCAGGTTTTGTATATAAAATCATTCTTACTTTTTGTAAAACAGATTCATAAACATCATTATGTTCAATTATATTTTCTTGAAAATTTGGATCGGCAGGATCTTTTGCATATATTTCTTTTATCATTATAATAAATCTTTATTTTTATATATATTTAAAGAAAATAAGGTGCTGTTTTTAGCACCTATGAAAAATTATTCATTAACTTTATTTGAAACAAATTTATTTAATTACGAATTTGAATCTATAACCGGAACTTAAACATGCTTGTTGTTTTAATTTATTTATCTTTTCATGAATTTTATATGTATATGAAGATTTTACCTCAATGATCATATTTTCTGATCTTATATAAAAATCTGGATAGTATCTTTTTATTTTTCCATTTAAACTTTTATAAAAAATTTTACCTATACATCTTTCAATTTTATCATCTTCTATTATAATATCTGATTCTCTATAATTTTCAAGTAAATCTGTCAAAACAGAATCTTCGGCACCTTGTACAAAAACAATTTTTCCCGAGGGTAATTTATATGATTTTTTAAAAAAACGTTTATCGGTTTCTTGGTTTCGTTTTTTGTTTAAATTATCATAGTTTCCAAAATATGGCCATTGAAATTGCATTATTTATATAATTTTTAAAAAAGAAGCATCAGGAACAACCGCTGATATTGAACCCTCATCTTCACTAATATTTACATAATAGTACCCAGATTTTGCATTTTTCATTTTTAAATTTCTCATCATCATTGAATTTGCTTTTATATCATTATGAGGATGTGAAGGACTATTTGTCATTCTACCTACTATCTTAACGGGAAAAATAATTGGTTTACAGTTAAATGAAATTTTTGTTCCGTCTGAATATACAGCACGTTGCTTACTTTCAGTTGGATAGTAATTTTCTTCAGGAAGATCTTTTCTACATTGGAATCCAGTTGTTAGAAAATAACCTCGCGTTAACTCAAGTTCTTTTAATCGTTTTTTTCCAGCAAGTAACGTTTTTCCATATACCCTTTTACCATCCCATTCACCATCAGCTGGTACTCCAATTCTTGCCTCGAGTGCTTGAGTGGCTGCTAATTTCGTACCTATATGAATCCCTTTTTTTCCTTTTAAATTTTTATCTGTACTTCCATGATAAAAAATACTTGAGTAACTTTCAAATAAAAAATTATCGAATTTATTCATATTTTTATATTTTATTTAACCAAAATTAATGATATATAAACATCCAATCTGGGGCGTTTTCATCATCAATTTTTTCTAATATTTCATCAAGTTCATCTTTACCTTCTGATTTTATATCGTCACCATTTATAGTAATACCACCAGGTAAATTAAAATCAAACATTGTTAAAATTCTTCCTAATGATATTTTAGCCTGTGCACTACAATATCTTTGAAATGTCCAATCATCAAAAAGTTTTTCATCGGCTATTGCAACATATCCTTGTATAAAAACATCAAATTTTGGATCTCTTCCCAATACTGTAAATTCTTTGGAGTTATGATTATAATCAAAAGCTATGTTTTCAAGAAAAAATGCTTTAGTCAAATCCCAATATGATTCATATGCAGTTCTCATTACTAAATCATCTGAACCAAAAGGTGAAAGATAAATTTCTTGTGCAATCATTCTATCTGCAGAAAAATCTGCACCAAAATAACCCAAGCTTTGGTGTCCTTTTATTTCTTTAACCTGAAAAATTGAAATAACACAATCGGGCATTAAAACTGTTCTTGTTTTTTTCCAATTACTATCAAATGTACTTCTTTTTATTACAAAATATTGCGGAGATACGGCATATTGATAATTAATTTTTGCCCAGTTCAATGCCTGATTTATAATTCTATGAAATTCTTTATCTGGTACAGAAAAAGGTAATGCACAACCAACTGTTATCTCATCTTTAATTAATTGTATAAATTCGTCTCTAGTCATAATAATTATTTATTTTCCTTTTATTATTTGTAAATACCTATGTTCTTTATATTGGGAATCATCAACTTTTTTATATGTACCAACACGTTTTCCTAATTTTTCTTTATTTATAAGTTCATTATAATCAATTATACTTGTTTCTTTTGATATTTCAATATTTTCACCAAATGTTCCTTTTCTAAAAATTCCCCCTTCAACTTTACAATCAATTATATATGTTTTAAAATTTTCTATATAACAATTTTCTAATAAATTTCCTTGATTTGCATTAGAATCAGTTATCTTAGAATTTTTAATAGAATTCCCAGATATAATTTCAGATTGATCTATTAAAACTTGTGTAAAATTACAATCATATAAATGACAATTTGAAATATATCCATGTCCGGTACAGTTTATTAATTCAAAACCACTAATATCTGAAGAATAAAAATCAACATCTTTTACTTGAAGTCTACTAAGTTCAGTGTCATAATTTAAAGAACCTTTTTTTACACCACCTCTTATCATTATTTTTATAACCTTATCTTTTATCTGATGCCAATATGTTTTTATAACATCAATATTTTCATTTAAATCAACAGATACATATAATTCAGGAAAATTCTTACTTAACATTTCAGGATTTTTATAAACATCAAGATATATTTTATTTTTATCTATAGTTTGTTTTATTTTTCTTTTATTGTTTTCTGTTAAATCTAAATTTTGTATATTGTCATATAAAAATAATATAAAATAATCATTTATATCAAGTATATTTTGAATCTTATTTTCATAATCTTTACCACCAACATATCTAAATTCTAAATATTCTTTTTCCAATTTTTTAAAATTTACACCATAATATTTTTTATCAGGAACTTTAAATTGATTATTATCTACTGAAGAAATGTAAAAAATATTATTTAAAAGTATATTTTTAATTGAGTTTGCATATATAGATTCAATTCTGTTTGGAAATTTATTATATATTGAAAGTTCATCAATATCTAAACAAAATTTTAAAATATTTATTTTTCCAATTGAATTTTTTAATTTTATTTTATTTTTATCAAATGATATATTTAAATGAATAGAACATCTTTCTGTTGTCCAACCATTTTCTTTTATCCAATTGAATGTTTTTATTAAAACATTTCTTGCTTTTTTATAATTAAGAGGTCCTGTAATTAATTCATGACATTCAACTCCACCAGAATAATCTAACTCAAGTTTAAAAATTTCAGATGTTGGGATTATTGGTGATTTTCTTTTAACTGTATATTTATTAAAATTATCAATTTCATACGGTACGACAACTTTTGTTCCTAAATTTTTTGTTAAACTTCTAGCAGCAGAAACTGAATCTAGTTTTGTTAAAAATTCAATCTCCAAACCAATTAATGAAGAATTCAAAACATGTTCTTTGATATTTTTCATAAAAAATATTTAATTTTATTTATATATTAAAGAAGGGTGAAATAAAATTTCACCCTTGCAACTGTTAAGATTATTGGTTATTATAATTATGAAATTTCAAAATTATATTTTTCATCATCATTAATTTCTTTTAATCTAACTTTTATTTTCTCTCCCTGACTGAATTGTGTAATATCATTTATTAAAGATGTATGAACTAATCCAACTTCTCCTGTTTTTAATTTGATAAAAATTCCAAATTTCTTTATTGCTGTAATTCTTCCTTCATATTCTTCACCTTCTTTTAATTCATCTTCACCACTCCCAGGCTCATAATTACTTAAGATTAATTTATATTTGTCATCAATATCTTTAATCCAACATTTAAATTCTTCACCACTTTTTAATTCATTCTTTTCAAATTTTTCTCTAATTTCAGGTTTCATTTTTGATACATGTAACAATCCTGTAAAAATTTCATTAAATTCTAAAAATATACCAAATTTTATTGAACCTGTAATAATTCCAATATGTTCTTTTGATAAATCTAATTCTTTTGCAAAAACAGGAAGCATGTTTTTAATATATTTTTTATGACTAAAAATAAAGGTATCAATTTCTGGTATATAGTCTTCAACCATTACATTTATTTCTTTGTCTACATATTCATCAAAATTGCTTATTTTATTTGCAGCAGCTAATCCACCTGGTAGGAAACCTCTCAGTCCATGAATATCAGTTATAAATCCTCCTCTGTTTCTTTCAATAATTTTAACAGAATATGCAACGGTTTGTTTTTTTATTTGTTTAAATAATTCTTCTTTTAATTTGAATTGATAACCTTTTAATAAAGAAGCTTTTATTTCAGGAGAAGGTTTTTCAATATATATAAGATGATTTTCTTTTAAAAATTTACTTTTTCCTTCCGTTGTTTTTAACCATTTTTTAAATTTACTTTTATCTGCATTGTATAATTCAAAAAATTTCTTTTCTTTATTTAATTCAATTGGAATGTTTATCATATTATTAACTTCAAAGTAAATTTCTTCATCTGTAATTGTTCCCACCCCAGTTATATTCATCAATTGGTTTGATTGTATATCTTTACCACTTAACGGCATATTACTTGAGTTTTTTAAATATATTTTATACAATTCATCCGCATAGTCTTCTTGACAGTAGATTTTATCGTTTCCTTGTGGTATAATTTTTGGATTGATTTCTAATTTTGGCATTTGTTTTTGCTTTAAAAGTTATACATAGTACTATTTTTTATTTATATATTCATGTTTAATCTTATTTAAGTGATGATTCTTTAACATATTCTTTTAAGATATCTAAAAAATTATCATCTAAATATTCTTTTATCTTTTCATCAAAAAAATTAATTGCAGATTGTGAAAATTTTGTTTCTGTTATTGCAGCATCTTTAATTTTAATTTCTTCAATACCGTTATCGGCAACATATAAATCATTGTTTTTTAATTTTATTGTATCGTTATCAATATTTATATTTATATTTTCCCCTGAATCTCCAAATGATAAACCTCTTCCAGGTACCTTTGGATTAATTTTGGGTCCTGTTATTGCACCATCAACAACCATATCGGCTCCTATTGTATTTCCGGTGATTTTTCTAAATGATACTGCACCATCTTTTATATGAAGTTTATTTTGATCATCAACTTCGAATAAATTTTCATCAAATTTTAAATCTAATTTTTTATAATTTATATTATTAAATCTAAATGAAGAAAAATCTAAACAATTACCTTCAATTATAAATGTTTCAGAAATAAAATTATCAATTCTTTTTGTAAATTCAATTTCAAAAGTTTCTCCAAAAATTTTGGCTTGTTTTTTAAATAAATCCCCAGTATATTTTTCTACATTTTCCGGTTCTTCCTCAATTTTATAATCCTCAATGTCTAAATTTACTTCTGTTTTTTTATAATATGCTATTTCAGCAGATTCTTTAATTGCTTTAGAAATATTGTCTCTAAAACTCGATATTCTATCTTGTATTCTTGTCATAATTATTTTTTTAATCTAAAGTTACTATATTTGATTTTATTGTACTAATAAGTCTAGGAATTGATGCTTCATTATACTTAAGAATCAGAGGTATTAATTCTGTCATACCTTTTAAAAAAAGTGGACCTAGTGCTGCTGTATATGGATTTGGGGTAGCAGCTTGTGCTAAATCTCTAAAAGTGTCTCGAATTGTACTTATATGTTCTTCTATGGCATCATTTATTTCTTCCAATGTTTCTTCTGTATTATCACCTAATAATGCAGGTTGATCTGATTCATCTTCACTACCTAAACTTATTTTATTTTCTTGTATATGTATAATTTGTCCACTCGCGTGTTCTATATAAACAGTATTATCAGGTCTTACATTAATAATTGAATCTTTGAGAGAAATGAAATATCCTTTTTCTTGTGTATAATATGCTTTTAATTCTTCATCTTCATCATAACAAAAAACATGAGAATTGAAATAATCTTCACCTATTTCTTCTTTTAAGGAAGGATTGATATTTTGAATTGAAAAATATTCTGGTGCATATATATTTCCATTATTAAATTTTACCTTTAAAATAGTTCCTATTTTTGGTGAGGACCCTGAACCAAATCCCCCATTATCTATACTTGAAAAAGATAAAGAATTTGCTGGGTATGCCCAAGGTATATCTTCAATTTCTAAATTATCATATACACCATATACTTTAATTTTGCACCTAAACTCACGCAACTCATCATCATTCTCAACTACTTCACCCAACCATTCTTTATTCTTAAGGTTACTATCTATTAAATTATTTTTTTCTTCTGTTTTCATATTTTAAAAATTAAACTGCAGGTGGTCCTGAAAAACCCATATTACCTAAATTTTTAGAATCTGTTGTTGTGGGTTCTTTTAAATCAATATTTTCATTAGCAATTTGTTTTGAAGCTATTGTTTTTTGAAATTCTATATTTTCTGAAGATTTTTGTTTTGGAGAAACCGGTTCTTGAAATTCTATATTTTCCGGTGTTTTTTGTTTTGGAGAAACCGGTTCTTGTAATTGTATATTTTTATTTATCAATCCTCTATTATTCGTTTTCCAAATACTATCAAGAGATATTGAATAATCTTCATGAACTTTACCATCTCCAAGTTTTAATCTATTAAATCCATCTCTTGCCATTTGTTGTGCAAGTCTATCACCTTCATTAATTATATCAGCAGCAGGATCAAATGCACCGGCCCTACGTGTAAAATCAGAAGGTGAAAAGCCATATACATTTCCTAACCATGCAGCAGTTATTCTCCCTGCTATTCTATCACGAACTTGTTCTTCTATTGCACCAGCTAAAACATCCGTTGTTAATTCTCTTCTATTATCTGTATATTCATCAAACTTATCTTGAAATTTTCCTTTTTCTTTATTATCAATATTATCTAAATCCCGAATTTGATTTTGTAATCTTGCTTCCTCCTGTGATAATTCTTCTCTTGCTTCCATTTGAACACTTGAGGCTTTAGAAATTCCAAATTTTCCTTTTGAACCTTTTATATGTTCATCATCAACTCTTACACCAATACCAAGTTTTAAATTTGAATAATATGCACTTTCTTTTATATTTCCTACACTAAACTTTATTTCTTGTGTTGCTTCTTCGGGTGCTGCTCCCATATTTAAAGTTTCTACAAATGATGGACTATCTGAAAACATATCAAACATACAATTATCAAGTGTTAAAATTATTCCAGGTTTCCATGTATTATCTCCAACTAAATTATTTACAAACCATTCTTTATTTGAATCTTTTATTTTTGATATTTTTCTTACAATATTATTTACTGATGAATGAAATTGATTTGTTATACTTTTCTTTATATTAGATATTGGATCAAATGTTGAATCAAAAATACTTTTATTAACATCATATTCATTTGTAACAAATTCATCAACTGGCTCAAGAAAACCAGTTCTATGAAAATCTCTATAATCATGTAATATAATATTACATCTAAAAAATCTCATATTTTCTGGTAACATCCATCTATGATTGACGGCATCCCAAGCTGCTTTTTTATACAAATCCTTCATCGCAGTTATTTTTAAATCTAAACTCTCAATTGTTGAAATTGTAATATCACTTCCGCTTCCTCTAAAATTTTGACTAGGATCAATTTTTAAAATACTCCCGATTCCTGTTATTGATTGAAAATACCAAGGTGCCTTTTGTGTTATATCTTTCAACATTGTTATAAAAACTTCAAGTGATCTGGCACGACCAGGTTCATTAATATTTCTAAGATATTGAACAGCAGACCATTCATCACTTGGATTCATTAATAAATGATTTGTTAAAGAATCAAATTTACTTTCTTCAATATCCGATCTTATTGTTTCAAAATCAAACTCAATCGTAAATCCTATATATGTAGGTTCTTGCCATTCTTTATACCAATGCATCTCTGGTACTCTTGTTGAACCTTCTAAATAATTTCTTAATCGTATATTTTTATTTGACATTTTTTGTTTATTTTATATTGGTTCTGGCCATTCTCTTCTTGTAAGAATTAAAGATTCTGTAAAACTTGATTCCCTTGGTGCTTGTCCAGCAATACTAGGTTTAAATTGAATTTTTAGACCTTTAATTAAATAAAAACCTGTGTAAAAATTATCAATTGCAATAGATAAACCATCTTCATTTTTACCTTCATCATCCATCCTAACATTAAGTTCTTTAATTCTTCTTATATCCCCAGTAACAAAAAATACAGCAGGAATATTTTCATATCTATATAAATTAAAATTGAATTTATTTAAAACTGCTTCTATATTTAATTTCTCCAATTCTTTATTATTCATTAAATTATGAGCTCTTGCAAAATAAAAATTTTCATGTACATTATGATCTGGTTTATTATGTTGGATTCCTATATACTTATCTATCTGTTGATCATTGTAACTATCATCACCTGGTCTTCCTCTTAATAAAATTTTATCATTTTCAGCACCTTCTGTTATTAAACTTTTTGCTTGTAACTCCCATAACTCTAAACTTTCATGATCAAAAAATTTTATATTTAAAGCATATCCATATTTTTTTGAAATTTCTGACGATCTGTTTATTGGTTTAAATCTTTTTATATAAAAATTATCATTATTTCGCTCGGGATGATTATTTATACATTTTTCAGTCATACCTTTTGAAACCGTATCATCCCCAATACCTGCATTTGTAAAAGGATCTTCAGTTAATGCCTCTAAAACATCTGCATTATAATCAATTAAAGTATTAACATTTATAAAATTTAAATGATAATAAACATCAATAAAAAATGTAAAAAAAGAACTTTCATCTTTCCATGCTGCACCACTTATATGTTTCATCAATTCATATCTATTATTAAATGTTATCCATGTCATTTCATCATCTGTACTATCTTCATTTGTTGCAAAACCTAAGTGTAATTCTTTTGCTAATTCTTCCATAACACTAAATGAAGTTCCTTTATATGCTTGATTAATATTATCATATAAATGTGGAATATATAACTCACCTTCAAAAAACAAAATTGCTCCTTTTCCTTCTGGGGATGCTTGTGAACCTGCAACAGTATCTATATTTGTAATTAAATAATCATTTCTAATCGGTTTAAATAAATCATCTCTTCCTCTTATATAAACAGATAATAAATCACCATCTTTTGGAAAATTTGTTGTAAAAAATATTCCTGATGTTTCTAATTTGACTTTTAATGAAATTTTTGGTAAAATTCCCGTAGAATCAATTGTCATATTAAGAATTTCTTCTGCTCCAAAAATATATTCTTCTGTTTGTATATGTGGATATTCAACACCTCTAAATTCAATATCTTTAGGACTTGTTTCACTGGCATCGGGTGCATCTTTTCTATAACTATAATCAGCAACTTTTAATTCTATTAAATCTACAGAAGGTTCAAATAAAGATGATATATTATTCATTATTTTTTAGTTTATCTATTAATTTTTGTTTTGAAAGAGGAATATCTTTAGTTTTATCAACTTTTCTTGAAATATGTGGACCTAAAATAATTTGACCATCTGCAAATTGCATTTCTTTATCCCCATATTTTGAATAATTTGGTGGTAATTTTTTCTTCTCTCTTTCCTTGTATTTTTCATAACTATCTCCAGTTTCTTTCATTAATTTTTTTGTTGGATCTGCGTATTGTTTTCTAACCTTAGCTCTCGGATCATTTGCAGGTTCCATTGTAATAAATTTTTCTTTAGATTCAATAGGATCAGGTATTAAAATAATATCACCAGGTTCTAAAGAAAATGGATTGGAAATTTCATTTGATTTTAATAAAATTTCCATTTTAGATTGATCTCCCAATTTTAATTCTGCTAATAAATCAGGTTTCATTGCAAAATCTTCAGGACATAATGTTATATCAACAAAATCAAAATCTAAATCTTTTAATGATTTTGCACTTAAATCTTTTATTTCATTATTGTATTTATCAATTATTTTCGGTTTACCATCTACCGTTCTTGAAAATTTTAATGACATTTTATAATTATTTATTTTTTACCATGTTTCATTTCTATATTAGCTGCAAGTCTTGCACCTTGGTCAACTGAACCTTCATATGTTTTTGCTCCACCTTCAACCACTGCATCAAAATTTGTTTCACCAATATCATAGCTTGTGTGTGTTCTTTGTTTTTCATCCCGACCCATTACTTTGTTTATATAAGGATTTCTCGAACCTGTATGTTTATCAACTTGACTTTCAACATTTCCTGACCATTTTTCTTCAAAACCATCGGGTAGTGTATAGATCCGACCTGAACCTTTATTAAACATTGATTCTACTCCGTATCTATCACGAGCCATTCCATGTTTGAGTTTAACCGTTATAGTCATTTCAGTCGGAAAATCATCAGGACCTAATTCATCACTGAAANTAAAATCACAACCATCACAAACAAGATTTCCAATCATCATTATTGGATTAAATGGATTTCCTATAACTAAATGCCAAGAACCNGTAGGTTCTCCAGTTAATAAAGCTCTTAAACCATGAAACATTGGTGATTTTCCTTGTAATTTAGATAACATTGCAAATTGTGCACCGCTTCCAATAGCAGATTTTAATGTACCTATAGGATCTTTAACAACATTATTAAAAAAGTTTGACATTCTGTCTCCAATTGCTGAAACTGATTCTCTAATTGCACTTTGAAAACCTACTGCATCACCTTTATACCACGCAGCCATACCTTTTTTCCAAGGAAAGGATTGCATACTACCTCTCCATCTGTTTGCACCGCCCCAAAATGCTCCAGTTCCATATGTTAATAATAAGAAATTTGATATAATATCAAGCATAGCAGCTTTTGTATTTATTCCACCTATTGAGCGTGCAGTATAATGAAAATTTAAACTTATATCATGTGTAAAAGTTAAACCTTCTTTTCTGCGCTGTACAGCATCAATTCTATTAACTGGGCCTTGAATTCTATTAACATAAGGACCTTCTGCATACGGATCAGGTGGTGGTTCATTACCGTGCATCATACCTTCCTTTGTTGCTTCACCCGAAGCAATAGATAATGCTCGACCAATTCCTTTACCAAAACCTAAATTCTCAGCATCCCCATATTGTTCTGTGTTATCATGTATACTTGATTCTAATTCTTTCCAGGGTAATCCAACAGAAAAACTTAAAATTTCACTTAATTTATTTCCAGTATCTTCACCTAACCAAGTAATTGCTTGTGCAACTGGTGGTGCTGTTGTGTTATTGTCATCTTCGGGTGCTTCTTTCGGATCATCATCAATATCTTTATATGTTCCACCTTCAGGTGTTTCAACATTTTTTGTATCTACTGCATTTTTATAAAAAGGAAAATCTAAAGAATCGAATGTTGGAACAGCATATCTTCTTAATGTTATTAAATTATTATTTGGTATTTTATTAAAGTATTTACAATATGCAAAATCTGAATAAAAATATGGTGTAGTACCTCTTTTATTTGCTAAACCATAATCAATAAGTTTAGAAACAGTTACATCTTTAGAATATCCTTCATGATTTAATAATTGGTTTTCTGATGAACCACCAAAATCAAAATCTTCATACCATTTCCGTTTTCCTGGTGTATCAATTAAAGAATGCATACCATCTGAACCATCAAATGCACCTCTCAATTGAACAATTGCAAAATTATTCATTATTGCATGAACACCTTTTTTTCCTTCATCTTCACTACCTTCAGGATCATGTAAACCACTACTACCTTCTTCCATTTGTTCAGAATTAAATGGATCTATAATTTTTGGACCTACTATTTTTTTTAACCGTTCGTCATTAGGGTTTCTTTGTGCATCGCCACCGGTTTCTGTTATATTTTCATCGGTTTCACCAAACATATCTTCAGGTACAGGAGGTCCTGCTGGTCGTTCGTAACCTTCAACTGGAAGAAATACACCGATATTACTTTCGGGTACTATTATCATCTCTCCAGTTTCTTTGTTTTCTATAGTAATGTTATCACCAGATTGGCTCTTTTTTTTCCACTCAGCCATTATAATAATTTTTATTTATATATTCATGTTTTGAAATTATGATTTTTAAAGTAACATAATTTATAAAATATGATTATAGACAACTTGTAAAATTTACTGATAAATCTATTGTTAAAAACTAAAAAGTCAATCTATTTTCTTTAGATTGACTTTTTGAAACAAAATATTTCTACTGTTTATCGCAAAACTTCCATAGCATCCTTGAATGTTTTTATCAAATCATCATCACTCAATTTTTTCATGATTTTATAATTACCAGGTTCTAAATCATTTTTTATGTCTTTTAAGGTAAGGTTTTTATAATCATTTATAAATTTTATAAATTTCATAATCTTATGAAAATCTTATGAAAATCTTATGAAAATCTATACATCTCAACTTGAGACCGATTACTAAACATCTTAAACCGCTCAAAATCAATTGATTCAAGCGGAACCCTATACCTCAGTTTAGAGTTTTTTATTTGCTTAAAAGCTTTTTTCCATTCTTTTACTCCTTCTAAACCGTATTCCTTCCATAGGTCTGTAATAGAATTCTTAAGGTTAAAGTTTGGATAAAACTTTTTGTTTTTCTTTATTATGACATTGTAACCACGACGACCAATTTCACATGCTGCATTGCACGGGTCAAAGTAGTTGTGTTGTAAATTTCCTATAAAACTTGAGTAAGCCGGATTAACATTAAAGGTTTTAACACCAATGAGTTGCAATCTTTTTTTCAAGTTTCCTTCAAACGAACCTCTCTTCCAAAGATTTCTTGTTAAGCGGTTAAAGCGATGACCAAGTCCTGAATCTGAAGTGTCAATTTTACCTAGGTCTTCTAAGAAAACAAATTTACATTGGTATGATTTTGCTATATTTGTTATAACTTTTGCACAATGAATAGTTTCATGTTTTAGTTTATTATTCAAATACTTAAACCGTTTTGAATCACTTGAGTTCTTCTCTGAAGTAATTTTACTTGTAAGTTTACTAAAGTCAAATGATTGAGTATGAATTACCTGATCATTTTCATAAATAGAAATCCCTATATGATTTGGGTTTAAGTCAATACCCATGTATCGGTTCTCAAGCAGTTGAATTTGTTGAGGTTTAGGTTCTTCATAACTTAAGTAAATATAGTTTTCATTTAAACGAAC